CGTATTAGAGATATGAAACTATATATATGTAAACATATTCGATCAAAAAAATAATAATTAAATGCCCAAAGGTTCGGGGTAATACTATACCCGAACCTACTCGACAAATCAGTAATAAATTATTACCGTTTCAATCAGTAGAATATTACGTGTTGTATAAAGCGCCCCCCGGTACGCTGCGGTGCGTTTATTACAACATGTCAATAATCGTATGATGATTATACCCGGTTGGGTATGATCATACGATGTATTGACACATCGTAATCATCCGCTCCTCGCTCGAGCGAATGATTAATTAATTAATTATTATTTTAAAAATTTTATTGCCCAATATATAACGTCAAATGAATAGGACACGCGGATATTGTTTCACAATAAATAATTATAATGACGACGAATTATTATCGACCCAAAAATTGCTGGAAACAGCCACATATGGAATATACGGAATCGAGATCGGAAACAGTGGAACACAACATATACAGGGATATGGATATTGGGCAAATAAAATCTCCTTCTCTACAATCAAAGAGACTCTCCCCAGAGCACATATCGAATGTGCAAAGGGAGATGCCGGAGAGAACCAACGATATTGTTCTAAAGACGGAAATTACACAGAATATGGAATACTACCACAACGAGGTCGACGAAACGACATTGTGGCATTCAAAGACGATATACTCGCAGGTATGAACGAAGAGGATTTGATCGAAAAACACACCGGATGTTTCGCAAGATATGATCGCTTTTACCAACGATGTCGAAATATAGTGCTCAAAAAAATCGCAAAAGAAATGATACAACCGGAAGTAATCGTAATAACGGGTGAACCCGGTGTCGGCAAAACACATACTATATACGAAGAAAATAACATTGAAGACATATACAAGGTCGAGGTCGGAGACGGGAGCTCAGGCTCTGTGTTTTGGGACAATTACAACGGAGAAAATACAATATTAATTGACGACTTTCACAGCAATCTAAAACTGGATTATATGCTCAGATTATGTGACAAATACCCAATGAAACTCAATATCAAGGGCGGCCACACTTGGAAATGCGCGAAAAAAATATATATTACTAGTAATATTAAATTAGACAATTGGTATCCAAACTGTCCTGATATACATAAACGCGCATTAAAACGCAGAATCACTAAATATATTAACTTGGAGATGGAGTCACCAAATCAAAGAATTCAACATAATATGTTAAATCAACCTGAACGTCAAATACTTGACCAGCCCATGCACCTTGCGCTGCTACTTGCAGAAATGCCATAGTAGGTGGATCTGTACCCACCTGGGCAAAATATCTGTCATCATGTGCGACAACAGTTGGTGCAACACCATTCGTTTTAGCGACACTTAAATAGCCTTTTAAAGCCGATTTAGATGAACCACCAGGAAGGCCGCCCAACATACGCACTTTAGCAGTACGACGCTCACACCAGTTTTGAATATCCGTATCAGTAATTACCTGTGAAGAAGAATGATTTACACCAAACCAACCAGCCTCATTAGCATTACGATTCGCAGCTTGTACACGATACGTGAAACCACGAACACGATATTCCTGATATAGCGTTGCATACTGGTCACGCCACATTGGCTGATGACCAATACCTGATTTATTCGGATCATATACCGATGAAGAATACGTTGCAAACTGATATAATTGATATGCCACAGGACAAGTAACCGTACTGATTTCGGAATATCGCAGCTTAACAAATATTCGTTCGGGTATGGGAGATCGAATCATCCGCATGGATGGTCTCATAATACGACGCAGGGGCTTTTTCCGACGTGCGGATCGACGTGGCTTTCTCCGATGTGTTCGATTTCTGCGGCGAAACATTTTT